CATCAAAAGAATTGTTTGAACCTGCACCTGTATCACCTTGCCATATATTTAACTCTGTATTTTGAGCAACTTCAGCAGCTACGTGAGCAATCATAAAGTCAGAAAATTTAGGTGGTAAAACTTGTGAATTACCGTAACCCATTGATTGAGCCTCCCAGTCATTTACGAAGTCATACTTACATAATTGTAGATTGACTTGTAGTTCAACTGGCTGTATAATTCTTTCAGTTAATGTTACTGTTGAAGTTGGAGAAAAATCACAAGAAGCTGCTGCTACGATTGCGTTTGTTGCCAATTTCTTAATTACTTCTTTAAAAGCAATGTTTGCCTTTACTGTTAAGCCACCATCATCAATAGTTGATGCACTTAATAATGCTGCTGCGATATACTCACCTGCAAATTCACCTGCATAGGTTGTAGTGATACTTGTAGTTGTCGCAAGATTTACGTTTCTTTTATTCATTTTATTTGTTTAATTTATTTAATACTCTATCTAATGTTGAGGTAAATTTACCTTTACCAAATTCTACTTTTGTTTTTTGTTGACTTACTGCTTCAGGATTATGCTTAATCGGTTTTGCAGATGCTTCAGAAAGCTCAACATCTTTTACTTCAGAAAATTCTTCTTTAACTGTACGAGATTTTAAAGTTCCTTGACCTTCATCAGCCAATTCTTCTTCAACATCTTCAGCCTTAACTTCACCTTTTAAAGAAGCAATAGCATCTTCAAGGTTTTGGATTCTTTTTTCCATTCCTTCCCAGTCACCAACTTCCGCAAGGTCACCATCTTCTTTTACTTCTTCAGTACCCTCTTCAGTAACTTCTTTTTTGTCTTCCAAATCTTCAGTTTCTTCTTTAGCAGGAACATCATCGGAAACATCTCTTACATCACCAATAACACCTTCTTCTTCTACAACTACCAATCTTCCATCCTCAAGGATATATTCACCAACTGGCATTGCTATTTTTTCATCATCTGTAATGATAAAGACTTCAGAACCCTTTTCAAAGGATTCGGCACTAATAACAGTACCATTTTCTAATTTTGTTTCCTCAAGTTTTACCTCTATATTTAATAGGGTTTTAATTTGATTTAACATTTCGGTTGTTTTCATATTATATATATAACGATTAATTAATTAAAATTTGCATTTTCAATCTGTTTTAGTAATGACACCAATGCCTTGTGCTTGAATAGAACCGTCACAGCACTCACTTGAATACTTATTGGTATCCCAACATAAACAACCTCTTGAGCCTCCTTTAGGACTTGTTCTACTTGGTATTATTATTTTGGTTATTTTTCTCAACTTAAAATATCTTTTATTTGATTTAAAATACCTTGTTCCATATCTTCTTTAGCCAACTTTTTAGTTTGCTCCATTTTGTCTGCGAAGTAGCCTTCGATACTGAACCCTTTGACTTTGTTTGTTTTGACATATTCATCCCATATTTTATCATTGTTAACTTTGACTGCTCCCATCCAAGTTCCCACAGGTACATTTAAACCATACTTGCGTGACTTGTCGTGAACGTCATCTTCAACTATCCAACTTTCTACTAATGTTAATCCACTTAATGCTTCAGAATGCTCTAAAGTTGATTTACTTTGGTTTCCGTTTTGTAGAAACATCTGTGATGCTTTTACGATAGTTTCTTTTGAAAAGAATATATAATATTCCCCCTCATCACCATTACGGTAAATTGGTTTGTTAGGTATTAATAAAGCACCTAATAATATTTTCTTTTCCTTGTCTATTTCTGCTAATTTTATTTCCTGTTGATTTAAAGCTACAAAGTCAGATTCAATAGCAGGGCTTTCTACAATCGAGATTGCTTCAATTCCAATATCATCTTGTTCTTCATCTAAAATCAATTCAATTATTTTCATAACTATATAACGTTTTTAATATTAATATTTGTATTTGTGGTTCCACTTGTGATTAAATAGATGCTCCATCAATAATGTTTCTATCTAACTCTTGTGCAGATGTTACATCACTTGAAACAACAAATGCTTGAACAGGCTGTTGAACGTTATCCCCTATTGCTCCTGCTAATTGATTTGTTTCACTTTGACCTACTATATTAAATGATGGTGGAGCAGGTGGCAATGATGGAAGTGAACCTCCACCTCCGCCACCACTAACAGAACCTGTACCTTTAGCACTTGGCATTTTAGTACTTATTATTTTTTGAGTATTCATTAAACCTATTGCACCTGTTAATCCTGCTGCAATATACGAAACTGGTGGTGGTAAATTAGCTAACGCCTGAACAATACCCATAGCAGTATTTATCCCTGTTGTAGCAACCGCAATAGCTTTTCCTGCTGCACTTTGTTTGTCTACTAATTCTGCTGATTGTGCTAACATCCCACCAACAATAGCAAGTTTACCTTCAGCAGTCATATCTTCCCAAGCAATAGCATTATCTGTACCAATCGCATTTATAGCATTTATTTGTGCTGCTTTTGCATTTTCTAAAGCTACTGTATCTATTGATGCTAACCTTGCTAATTCAATAAGTTTATTGTAATGTTCAGTTATTTTTTCTACTTCTAAAGCCCTTCTTTCATCTTCGGTTATGACTTCAGCATCACGTATTTGTTTTTTTAAAGTTGCTAACTCATCTAATTTTAATTGGTCTGCTGCATCTTCTTCTTCTTTCTTTAATCTTGCAGCTTCTACTTCTGCTGCAATTTCAGCATTTGTTTGTATCCTTAAAGCATTTATTTGTGATGTAACTAATTTTGCTTTTGTTAATTTAGCAGTTTCTAAATTTATTAAATTAGCTTTTAATTGTGCTTCTTCCAATAAATCTTCTTTAGTGGAATTGGCTAAAGCATTTTCTTGTTGCTTTGCTGTTAACCTTAATTGTGCAGCTATAATTTCTTTTGCAGTTATTTCATCTTCTATTCTACCTGCTTCTGTTAAGAACGCAATACGTTCTTGTAAATTAAATTTTTCTTTATTTACTGCTTGTTCTAATAATTCTGCCCTATTCCTATTTGCATTAGCCCGTTCAATAAGTAAACTTCTTTCTAATTTATCTGCTGTTGCACGTTGGTCTGCTATTCCTGCTGCAATTTTTCCTTCTCGTTCTATTTCTTTTATAAACTCTTTAGTTGCACTTATAGCTGCCTGTGTCTTACCTACAATATCCTCAACACCTAAAGCAACCTTACCAACTGCATTAGCTGCTACTTTACCTGCTTCTGAAAACTCACCACTAAACAATAAAGTAATTGCCTTACCAAGTGCAGGGATAAGTTCCATTAAGCCATTAAACCTGTTTATTATATTATCCTTTATTAATTTAGCAAAGTCTTTTATAGCTTGTTGAGGTTCTTCAAATACCCATATAATTTTTTCACCTAAATCAGACATTAAAGTAACAAGGTTTCCAGTAACAGAACCTATAACTGCAAGTATTTTAGCAAACTTATTTTGTCCTTCTTCTGATGATGTGAATGCTGCTGTAACTGCTGTAATAGCTATCAGTAAAGCACCAATACCTGTTCCTATTATAGCTATCTTTAAAAAGTTAAAACCCTTTGTAGCACCTCCTACTGTCTTTGTAAGATTAGTAAAGCCTGATATTGCTCCACCTGTTTTTTGGTCTATAATACCAAGTACACCACTATAATCTTTTGCATTAGCAGTTGATTCTTTTAAGGTATTGTTTGCTGTTTTTCTGTCTTTATTTACATTCTTTAAAGCAACCTTTTCATCAACTAATCTTTCTTTAGTCTTTTTGATTTTATCATTTAAATCTTTCCTTGCTGCTAAATCTCTTTTTGATGTTTTATTTAATTGCTTTTCATAACTCCTTACTTCAGCTTCAATATCCTCAATTAAATCTTCCTGTAATTTTAAGGATTTATTTAATTCATCAACATTACCCTGTGCCTGTTTTGTAGAAAGTTTTAATGTATATTCCCTTACTTCTGCCATTTGATTGTATTTTTAATATTCTTTAAAGCTGCCTTAAAAGTTTTAGGTAAAGCATTTTTACCTTGTGCAATTCTTATGTTTTCCGTTTCTCCATCAACTACCTGAAGCAAGTCTATTATATTTTTTATCATTTCTTTACGCTATTGTATTTAATAATTCTAAATCTGTTTTACCTGTGGTTAGATTTGTCTTTAAAGAATTTATTTTATAATTGTTTTGTCCTAATTCTATTATATCATTTAACTTTAGGTTAAGAAATATTTTCATTGGTAGATATGCAGTTACTTTTGTTAATCTTCTGCCTTCATTAAATACATCTTGGATATAGGTTTTGTATTTAGTTTCAAATAAGGTATCAGTAAACTCACTTGTATTAGTATATTCATTTACCATTGGGTTAAAATGTATATTACTTGTACTTACAAGTGGGTCAATAGAAACACTATTTGACGGTATGAAATAAGCAACTAATCTTGAAAGAGCAACGGGATTAGTATCTCTAAAAGCTATTGGAGTTGCTGAAGTTTGCCTTATAGGATAAAATAATAAAGGAGAACCATAATAAGATTCCTGATTATCATCTACAAATAAACCATACTGAATAGTTGTTAGTGAATTATCTTTTATATCAGGTAACTTTTCATACATCATATGCTCAAACGGTAACTCTATTGAATAAGATTCACTTGGTGCATCATATATTTCATTGTTTAATGTATAACTATTAGAACCCCACCCTGAATTGTATATTTGCTGATATTGTTTAGCCAATATAGTTCCTAATCCTTTATATGAAAAGTTTACTTCTTTAAAAGGTAAAGCTGCATTTACTACTGATTTTGTAGTATCTAAATATTGGTCT